ACTACGGGCAGTCAAGTACATGGGATAGAGAGCGGCTCAAGCCTACGCAAAATGTCGTAGTGAGGCCGCAAGTGGGACGGTTATATATGTTCCCATCGTGGATGCAGCATATGGTGTATCCGTTTCAAGGGGAAGGCGAGCGAAGGACAGTGGCCGCCAACATAAATTGTTTTCCTGTTGAGGGTGAGCAAGATGGAAATCAGCATTAATGACGCAGCGCAGATCAGTTGGAAGCAAGTCGCTGTGCAAAAGCAGGAGCGCCTGAGAACGGGCGCTGAAGGTGAGACTGTGCGCGAAGCGGTAGAAACAATCATACCAACGATCTACACAAAAGAGGGTAATAGGGTCGAGGCGCAACAACTAGCGCCTAGCCAAAGAGTTAACATATCGGTATGAGTGATAAAGGCGAACAAGCACTAAACGAAGTCAACGCCCATGAGCGCGAATGCGCCTTGCGTTATCAGCGTATCGAAGAACGTCTCGCAGAAGGTTCTGCCAAGTTTAAACACCTAGAACACCTTATTTACGGATTGTATGCGCTGATTGCAGCGGCTGCGTTGCCTCAGTTCTTTATGGGGTAAACCATGATTATCGAGTCTGTTGCAGCCGCCGGGATGCTCCTTCAGCAGATCAATTCGGTGATTCAAAATGTCAATGAAGGCAAAGCCAACGTGCAGCAAGCGATGGCTCTCGTTAGTGATTTTGGTGAGGCGCTTAACAACTTTGAGGTACAACGTAAAAGCTCGACGTTCAATGCGCTCTCAAAGAATGACATCCTCAAGCTACAAATGCTTCGTAGGAACCAGGAAAGATATCAAAAAGATCTGAGGGATTTGCTCCTAGTTGCAGACCCAAAACTGCTAGAGGACTACGACCAGGCAATTAGGCAGCAGGAGCAAGACAGGAGGGCGCACGCGAGACTGGTGGCAAAAAGAAAACGCGAAAGACAGATATTGATCCAACAAGTGCTTGTTGGCGGCACGACTCTTATCATCGGAGGCGGCATTGCAGTCCTAATCTTTGTGTTAATCCTTAAAGCCTTCGGATGATTATGGCGTTTCTGCTTGTCATGCTGGTCGAGGGCGAGCAAGTTGCAGGTAGGTTTCACTTTCGCAACATTCACAGGTGCAATCAGTTTGCTTTTTGGCTCGAACAAGGGTCTATCAAGCCCATAGAGGGAAGGCGTCTGAACAACCAAGAAAACATTACGGCCTACTGCATCCCTGTTAAGGTGCCTCAAAATACACAATTTTATGACTGAGATGGCAGCGAAGAAATTAGAACCTGGATCAGACTACGATCAGTACGACACCGATGGTGATGGCGTTGTCACTGATGATGAGCTAGAGACTAGCAAAGAACTACAAGAGCTAAAAATCAGCAATGAAAGAGCACAGGCTCAGCGTAGCATGAGTTGGTTTGCCCTGTGGGGAATGCTCTTGTATCCATCGTTAGTGGTGGTAAGTAGTTGGGCTGGTTTAGTTCAGGCAGCAAGTATTCTTGGTGACATGGCCTCAGTCTACTTTGTGTCGGTCGCAGGTATATTGGCAGCGTTCTTTGGGGCGCAGGCTTGGTCAAACAGAGGTAATGGTAGATGAGTTTAGTTGCTTCATTAGTAGGGCCGGTAACGGGGCTGCTAGATAAATTCATAGAAGATAAAGACCAAAAGGCAAAGCTAGCTCACGAGATAGCAACGATGAGCGAAAAACATTCGCAAGAAGCGATGTTGGCTCAGTTAGAAATAAACAAAGCAGAAGCCGCCACAGGCTCGTTGTTTATCGGGGGATGGCGTCCCTGTATAGGATGGATATGTGCGTTTGGTCTGCTCTACAACACGATTATCGTCAACATATTAGGTATATGGGTGGCAGTTCCAGAAGTGGATACGACGCTTTTGGTTCCTGTGATGATGGGTATGTTGGGACTTGGTGCAATGCGTAGCTACGAGAAGGTCAATAAGGTAGCGCGAGAAAAGTAATGAGTAAGCTAGTCGAAATGATCAAGCGCCATGAGGGTGTGAAGTCAAAGGTTTACCTGTGTAGTGCTGGCTACGAAACGATAGGCGTAGGCAGAAATATCTCAGAGTCTGGCCTAGGGCTTTCTGATGACGAGATCGACTATCTTCTCAACAACGATATCAAGCGGGTTCGAGAGGAACTCCAAGAAACATATTTCTGGTTCGGTGGACTAAATGAGGCTAGGCGCGATGCGATGGTCGATATTTGTTTTAATCTTGGTCTTACCAAACTGCGTGGGTTTGTTAACGCTTTAACTGCCATGAGCAGGGAGCAGTTTGATGTTGCAGCGGATGAGTTTATGGATAGTAAGTGGGCGCAGCAAGTTGGCACGAGAGCTATCCGTGTTACTGAAATGATTAGATCTGGAGAATACATATAATGGCAAAAAGCACTCCGGGCCTTAGCGCATCTAAAGGTTCTGCTCAGACTATTCCAAGCAGAGGATCTGGCTCTTCAGCTATATTCAGGCCGCAGCCTAGACCTCCATTCGGGCAGTTTTACGGATCGGGTGCTACAAACTTTTATCGTCGTCCAAGCTACAGTTACGGAGTTCCTACAGGGTTAGGGGCTTTGCTCTCAGGGCAGCAATCTCCATTCGGTAGGATGGTTGATCCAGCAACAGGATTCCCTCAAAGATCATTCCCAAGACCAGTTATGGGTCGTCCAGATTTTGGAAGAATCGGTCGAGGAAAAATTGGCATGGGAGGGGCAAGGACTGTTAGGCCGTCAGAGCAAGAGCCAGTAATGAATAGGCAACCACAGCCTGTTGATTCGTCAATTGAGATACCTTCCCCTGTCCAAGATTTTACAGGAGCGCCTCCTCCGATGATGGACGCTAGCCAATACCTCAGAACAGACCAGCCGATGATGCGATCTCAAGGCCCAGAAAGCCTGAGAAACCGAGTAGACTCTAATCTAAGGTTTGGGGAGCCAGCATCTAGCAGAAATGCTGATGGCAGCTTACGAGTTTCTCAACCCATAATGCGAAGGCCGGATTTAATCCCTGCTAGGCCAGCGCGTCCTGTCTCACAAACACCTGAAGAAGCAATGAGGCAGAGAATACTCGCAGGAAACAGAAGGGGCACAGGCTTAGACTTACCACCTGTTGTTACTGCACCTAGACAAGTTGAGCTGATGCCAGCGTTAGCGCCACCTCCACCCACCCCACCTCGATTAACAGCACAAGAAAGGACAGGGTTTAGCGGTGCTATGGAGCAAGCTGGTGTGAGGCCAAACATCAGACCAACAATGAATGTTGGAAAGGCGACGGGCGGCCCTGTAGGTATACATTCAGGTATCGCATCACTGGTGGGTAGACGCTAAATGACGCTGGCGAAGGTACAGTTCGCCCCTGGCGTTAACAAAGAGGGAACCGAGTATACAGCAGACGCTGGCTGGTTCGACTCTGACAAGATTCGATTCCGCAAAGGCCGAGTAGAAAAGATCGGTGGCTGGACAAAGTACAGTGACGCTAGTTTTCTGGGCGTGTGCCGATCACTGCATAACTGGTCATCACTAGAATCCATCAACTACATTGGCATTGGCACCAACTTAAAGTTTTATGTAGCAGAGGGTTCTGGATATAACGATGTCACACCGATCAGGCTGACATCAGGTGCTGGCGATGCCACCTTTGCTGCAACCGACGGGTCATCCACTATCACTGTGACTGAGAATGCACACGGCGCAGTGGTCAACGATTTTGTTACGTTCAGTGATGCGGCAACACTTGGAGGCAACATCACCGCGACCGTTCTTAATCAGGAATATCAAATCGCGTCTGTGCCCACGACAAACACATTCACCATTGAGGCCAAGGACACAAGCGGTGCTGCTGTCACGGCTAACTCTAGTGACACAGGTAATGGTGGTAGTTCGACGGTTGCGACGTATCAGATCAATACAGGTTTGAACACATTTGTGCAGGGCACAGGTTGGGGTGCAGGCACATGGGGTTCTGGCACTTGGGGTAGTTCCAGCAGTGTTGCTGCTGCCGGTCAGCTACGACTATTCAGTCAAGATAACTTTGGCGAGGATCTCATCTTCAACGTCCGTGGTGGCGGCATCTACTACTGGGATGAATCATCTGGCACAGGGACGAGAGCCATCAACGCCACGGCATTGGCGGGTGCCTCTAATGTGCCGACTGTGGCATTGCAGGTTCTAGTATCTGATGTCGATCAGCACGTCATTGCGTTTGGTGTCAATCCGATAGGTTCATCAAACATAGACCCGCTGCTTGTAAGGTTTGCTGACCAAGAAAACGCTGCTGACTGGACTCCTACAGCCACCAATACAGCCGGTGGTGTACGAATCAACTCAGGCTCGCAGATCGTTGGTGCGGTGCAAACACGACAAGAGATACTGATCTTTACCGACGTGAGCCTGCATTCTATGCGCTTCACGGGTGCGCCTTTTACGTTCCAGTTTGCAACGCTCAGCACCGATGTATCTATGATCTCGCCTAACGCAGCGGTCAACGCCAGAGGTGCGGTGTACTTCATGGACTCTGGTGGATTCTATGTCTACAACGGTTCGGTGCAACCACTGCCATGCAGTGTGAAGGAGCATGTGTTTTCTAACCTGAACAAAGGTCAAGCGTTCAAGGTGTTTGCCGCTGAGAACAACGACTTTTCAGAGGTGATCTGGTTCTACCCTGTAGGCACCGACAATACAGAGATCACGAACTATGTGTCATATAACTACGCAGAGAATCTTTGGGCAGTTGGCACACTAGATCGGGGCGCTTGGATCGGATACTCACAAAACTCCAATCCGATAGCGTCATCTGTGAACACGGGTGTGACGGACGCAAACTTTTTGTACAACCATGAAACAGGGTTCGATGACGATGGGTCAGCGATGACTGCGTTTGTGGAGTCAGGAGATCTGGAGATCGGGGAGGGCGATAGGTTTATGATGATAAGCCGCATTGTTCCTGACTTCAAGTTTAGCGGGTTGACCTCCGACGCTTCTGTGGACTTCACGATCAAAGGCAGTAACTTCCCGCTAGAGACGCCGACAACACAGGCCACAGCAACAGTTACATCGAGCACCACACAGTCCAACATCAGGACTCGCGCACGACACGCAGTGGTGCGTATTGAGAGTTCTGGTCTTGGTTACGGCTGGCGACTAGGTGATTTGCGATTCGACATGCGACAGGACGGTAGGCGCTAATGGCAACACGACAGAATCCATTGCCAGTGCCTGCACCAGAGTACGACGTTAGTAACGAAGCGATCACTCGACGCACGTTGGAGCAGGCGTTAGATCAGATAGAAAACGATGTAGAACTAGCCAAGACTCAGGGCGATAAGCCAGGGTCTCTTGCTATGCGTCGGTTCCAGTTCTTGTTGATGGGTGCATCGTGACAGATGTCATCAAGGTATTAGGTCAAGTAGCGCCAAGCGCCACAACCACGACCACGCTATATACAGTTCCAGATCTCACACAAACAACCGTCAGTTCGTTAGTGGCTGTTAACAGGGGCGGTTCTTCTGGCACCTTTCGGGTCAGCGTCCACGTTGGTGGGGCTACTGCCGACAACAAGCAGTTTATTTTTTACGATGAAGACTTAGCGGCTACCACCACTAGAACGGTAGTCATCGGTATATGCCTAAGCCAGACAGATGTGGTGAAGGTGTACGCTAGTTCAGGAGACTTCTCATTCAATCTCTTCGGAGTGGAGACGAGCTAATGATGTATCAAAACCCAATGCCACAACCGCCCATGCAAGCCATGGCTGATCAGATGGCCCAGCAAGGCCGTTTTGGCGACAGCATGATGGTACACATGAACCCGATAGAAGTGGCTGGTATCGCCTCTCTGTCGCCTACAGGGCAGCTTACAACCAACCCGATGACGGGACAGCCTGAAGCCTTCTTGCCCTTTCTAGCTCCACTACTGGGTAGTATGTTTGGTAGCACCATTTTGGGTGCGGCTGGAAGTGCTCTTGGAACAGGAGCAATTGGATCTGCGTTGACCGCCGCAGCAGGAAAAGGGGCTTTGGCTAGTGCTATAGGCTCAGGCTTAGCAACAACAGCAGTGACTGGCGACCTTAAAGAAGGCTTAGTCTCTGGGCTTACAGGCTTCGGTATTGGCAAGGCTTTCGAGACTGGAGCAAAAGCCCTTGCTGGTGTTGATCAAGCAGCTAAAGCAGCGGCAGATGCAACAAAGGCGGCAGATGCAGCAGTCTCTGGGGCGCAAATAGGCGCTAAAGGCACACTTACTGCCGACGCTCTTAAAGAACTACCCGCAGTAGTAGATGCCACAAAAGCAACAGACGCCCTAGCCAGTGCTCAAAAGGCTGCTGCTTCGATGAGTCCTTTAGACGTTGTTCGAGGAAAGGGTTTAGGAGCGACAGCGAAAGGTCTTCTAAACCCCATGGCGGCAGCACCTATCGCCATAGGCGAGGGACAACGTGCTGCGATGGCTGCTCAAGATGAGCGTGATCGTATGTTCGGCAGAAGGGCTGCTGAGAGAGAAGAAGATCTAAGACGGTCAAGAGACATACTGACCACTGCAACGGGACAGGTGGCATCTGACTATGGCTTGAACTACGGCGCACAGTATGCGGCACAAGGTGGCATTACATCCGTTGACCCCTCTGACTTCCAGCGCCGATACAACGAGTTGCAGATGATGGGCAGAGAGCCTATGCAGATGAGATATGGTGGCGACATAAGAGACATTGATGTTAATCGTGCTCTACGACCAACACAGATTGTTGCAAGACAAGCTAGTCTGCGCGGCCCAGTGAAAACTCCTGATGAGTTGCCCATGAATTATAGGCCGGGCTTTGATCCAGAAATTAGTTACTTCAGAAGTCCTTTCGTGACATCAGATCAGACAGGTGTGCCAACACCAGGAACTCCGGCTCCAGGCACCACACCACAAATCGATCCCGCTTTAATGCAAGGGATAGGTGGCATCGGCAAAGCTGGTGGTATGGGTGGCGCAAGATCTGTACCTCCTAGAGTTGAAGAAGCCATGGAGATTCTTAACAGAAGATCTGTTTCTACAAGAAAGCGCAAATCCGCTCAAAAAGTGATTGATGAGTATGAGGCAGAGCAAGAAAGAGATCAGGACTATTTCGATGACATCATGGATGCCACCTACGGTTCTCAATACGCCACAAGAATGCAAGAGGGTGGAGAAACCGAAATGACGCAGCAGGCAGCTATGCGTCTAATAGAACAGGTTTCTATGGCGCTGCTCGGCAGATTGTCTGAAGAAGAATCAGAGGCCGTAATCAACCGATTCATAGATGAGTTCGGATCGGAAGCTTTCCAAATGCTGCGATCACAGGTTCTCGAATCCGTTGTCCCTAACTCACAAAAAGAGGGCGTGATAACGGGCCAAGGCGGTGGCATGGATGATCAAGTGCAGGGGATGATTGGAGACTCTCAGCCCGTAGCGGTTTCTCCGGGTGAGTTTATCGTGCCTGCTGATGTTGTGTCCGGCATCGGAGACGGTGACACCAACGCTGGTGTGCAAGAGCTTGAGGGCATGATGGATCTCC